TGCTTTTAGGTTCCTATGTAATAGCAAGTGCAGGCACAGCATCACTACCATCTATTACCTTCACAGGTGACACAAACACAGGAATCTTCTCCCCTGCCGCAGATACAGTAGCGATTGCTGCTGGAGGGTCAAACAAAGCGCAGTTTGGCACAGGGTCAGCGATTATTGATGGACTCACCGTAGGCCGTGGCGCAGGTGCTGTAGCCACCAACACTGCGGTGGGTGCTAGTGCTTTGGCGGCAAATACGAGTGGGGCGTACAACACGGCGCTTGGCAATCTTGCACTAACGGCAAACCAGAGCGGCTCTGGGAATGTAGCAATTGGTTTCAAGGCGGGAACAGCAACGCTCAATAACTTTAACACCGCAGTTGGCGCAGGTTTTACTGGGTTCACCAAGGCGGCGCTTGAGGGCAATACTTCAGGCGCATACAACATTGGGATTGGCTCAGGCGCATTAGGCTCCAACACCACAGCATCTAACAACACTGCTGTAGGTTATCAGGCGGGGTATAGCATTACTGGTTCGCAATACAACACCTCAATGGGTTCGGGTGCTTTGTATTCGCACACAACTGGCAACGGTGCAAATGCAGCCTTTGGTTACAATGCACTTCGCCTGACAACTACTGCCGAATCTGTTACGGCTGTAGGAACAAACGCTGGGTATAGCAATACAACTGGTAGTTACAACTCTGCTTTTGGTAAAGACGCTCTCTACTCCAACACCACAGCTTCAAACAACACTGCTGTAGGTTATCAGGCGGGGTATGCGGTAACAACAGGCGCACTAAACGCTTTTTTTGGACAAGGGGCGGGGGTTGGCCTAACCACAGGAGTAGCCAACACTTTTATTGGTCGAGCATCAGGCGAAGACATGACCACTGGAAGTTATAACACAATCCTTGGTCGTTTCTCAGGCAATGGCGGGCTTTTAGGAGACATTCGCACACTAAGCAATAATATTGTGTTGTCTGATGGTGTTGGCACTGCAAGAATGTTTTGGAAAAGCGCTTCTAATACATGGTTTTTTGAGACGCTTGCGTCGGGAGCAGGAACTAACGCAATTAAATGGAGTACGTTAACAGGCGCAGTTACATACGATACTTCATCTGCTCGTTACAAAGACAACATCCGTGACAGCGTATATGGCTTGAGCCATGTCATGCAAATGCGCTCTGCACAGTTTGAATATAAAGACACGGGCCGTTCAGATGTTGGTTTAATTGCAGAAGAACTTGACCCAATCATTCCTGAGTTGGTTGGCAAGAATAAAGATGGTGAACCAGATTCAGTGTCGTATGACCGCATGGTGTCCGTACTTGTCAAAGCCATCCAAGAACAACAAGCCATAATTACATCACAAGCCACAGACATTGAAGCATTGAAAGCAAAGGTTGGTTTATGAATGAAGTTTGGATTGACTGCATAGGTTTTGAAGGTTTTTACCAAGTGAGCAACTTTGGAAATGTTCGCTCTGTTGAAAGAATGGTAATGAACAGAATGGGCAATGGCTTGCGTAAATCGCCATCAAAACTTTTGAAACAGGGTCTTTCAAGACCCGGATACTGGATTGTCAGTTTTTGCGCTGATGGCATAAAAAGCAATCAGACTGTGCATCGTCTTGTTTGTCGTGCGTTTATTGCAAACCCAGAAAACAAACCACAAGTGAATCACAAAAACGGAATTAAAACCGACAACAGACTTTCTAATCTGGAATGGGTAACTGTGTCAGAAAACGGACTTCATGCCTATCGCATATTGGGCGTTCAAGCATGGAACAAAGGCATGAAACTCAAAGCAGAGGTTGACAGCCTCAAAGCCCAAATCAACGGAGCATCAGCATGAATGAAATCACCGCAGAACAACAGATTGCTCGCCATTATGCGGCGTGTATGGATTCGGTCAACTTAATCAATGCTGGCAAGCCCGAAAAGATGGAAGATGCTGAGTGGGCAGATTGCTTGTCCCGCAACAAAGAGCATTTGAAGATCATGCTGGCAAAAGATTTTTGGACAAATGAAGATTTGGCTCCACTACAGGCGGCAGCATAATGGCAGTTAATCTTTCACCCCTGGCCGGTGCTGGCTCGCAGTTCTTCGACGACAGTGGCAACCCACTGACGGGTGGCTTGCTGTACTCATATGCAGCCGGTACAACCACGCCAGCCGCAACGTACACCGACAACACTGGAACAGTCTTAAATTCCAATCCAATCGTGCTCGATAGTGCGGGCAGGCCAACAAGTCAGATTTGGCTGACCAACTTCAACTCATACAAATTTGTTCTTCAAAATAGCGCGCTTGTCCAAGTCTGGAGTATGGACAACATTTCGGCGATCCGCTCTGGCGGGACGCAATCCTATCAAACGGCAACTTCTGGTCAGACTGTGTTCACGGGTTTAAGCTACACCACCAGCAACAACAGTATGCAAGTTTTTGTCAATGGCTTGAAAAAAGTCATTACACTACAGTACATTGAAACAAATTCAACGACGATCACTTTCTTGTCAGGATTGACAGTAGGTGATATTGTTGAGTTTGTGCAGTAAACCTTACCGGCGGGGTTCACCGGGGAATCTTAGGATTCATTGACATGACTGAAGAAGTCCAAAACCTAGCGGAAGTTGACTCCGCGCCAGCAACGGAAGTGACGGCCACTCCTGAGACTGTAGAAAATGCGCCGGTAGTCGCTGATGAGCAGAAAGAGTCCCGAGTTTTTACTCAGGAAGAACTGGATGCAGCCATCGGTAAGCGGCTTGCGAGAGAACAGCGTAAGTGGGAAAGAGAGCAGACTCAAAGGCAAGCGGAAGCGCAGACTTTGAGAGCGCCAGCATACATCCCGCCGGTTGACCAGTTTGAAAGCCCCGAAGCCTATGCAGACGCATTGGCTTACAAAAAGGCCGAAGAGTTGATCGCCCAGCGTGACCAAGCCCGGCAGCAATCTGAAATTCTTGAGACTTATCACGAGAAGGAAGAAGAAGCTCGGAGCAAATACGATGACTTTGAACAAGTCGCGTACAACCCGAAACTTTCAATCACGACCGTGATGGCTCAGTCGATCCAAGCCTCGGAAGTTGGCCCTGAAGTAGCGTACTACCTCGGTGCAAACCCCAAGGAAGCAGATCGAATCTCCCGTCTTGCACCTATCTTGCAGGCCAAAGAAATTGGACGGATTGAGGCCAAAATGGCCAGCGATCCACCAGTTAGAAAGACCACGTCCGCACCAGCACCGATTTCACCTGTGACCGCTCGCTCCTCTGGAGCGCCAGCCTACGACACGACAGACCCACGGTCTACCAAGACCATGAGCGCCTCGGAGTGGATTGAAGCTGAACGAGCCAGGCAGATGAAAAAGTTGCAGGCAAACCGCTAATTTTTTAAAGGATTTTTTCCATGGCTAACAGTATCTTAACCATCGACATGATCACGCGCAAAGCGCTTGAGATTCTCGAAAACAACCTTGTGTTGACCCGTAACGTGAACCGTCAGTACGACGACAGCTTTGCTGTTGAAGGTGCCAAGATTGGTTCGACCCTGCGCATTCGTCTGCCCGATCGCGCTTTGGTGACCGACGGCGCCGCCTTGCAAGTGCAAGACGACAACGAACAGTTCACCACCTTGACTGTGAACAACCAAAAGCATATCGGCGTGAACTTCACTTCCGCTGAATTGACCATGCAGTTGGATGACTTCGCAGAGCGTGTGTTGAAGCCTCGTATCAGCCAGTTGGCCTCCAGCATTGATGCTGACGTTGCCAACGCATACAAGACCATCGGTAACTCTGTGGGCACCCCTGGCACCACTCCTTCTACTTCTTTGGTGCTGTTGCAAGCCCAGCAGAAGCTGAACGAGAACGCCGCTGTGATGAACCCCCGTTATGCCACCGTCAACCCCGCTGCTAACGCTGGTTTGGTCGAAGGCATGAAAGGTCTGTTCAACCCCACCGACACCATCAGCAAGCAGTTCAAGAACGGCATGATGGGCATGGGCGTGTTGGGCTTTGATGAAGTCAACATGTCTCAGTCGATCAAGCAGCACACCACCGGCACCCGCGCCGCCACTGGTGCGACTGTGGCATCTACCGTGACCTCTGAAGGCGCTTCCACGCTGTCGTTGACTGTTGGCTCTGCTGAAACCATCGCCGTTGGTGACGTGTTCACCATTGCCGACTGCTTTGCTGTGAACCCGCAAACCCGTGAGTCCACTGGTTCGCTGTTCCAGTTTGTGGCCTTGGCCTCTTCGACCACCAGCACTACTGCTACCGTGACCGTGGCCCCGATGTACTCGGCTAACCATGCCTTGGCAACCATGCTGACTCTGCCCGTTAGCGGCAAAGCCGTCGTGTTCACCGGCACCGCCAGCACGCAGTATCCGCAAAACTTGATCTACCACAAGGACGCCATCACGTTCGCTACCGCTGACTTGTTGCTGCCCCAGGGCGTAGACATGGCCGCGCGTGCCGTTCACAATGGCATCAGCCTGCGTGTGGTTCGCCAGT